CCCTGCCGTTCAGTATCAACCGGGTTGCCACGGTGTGATAATATCATCAACGGCTCAGGAGGATAATTCTTGCCACCCGGCACCTCGCTATCAGGGTACATCACAGCGTTGATCGTATTGGCTGAGATGTCAACATGCAAGACACGTAGCCAGGAGGTATAATACTTGCCGCCACCTGATGCAAGGTCATTGACAACACCATATACAACATCGTTTTCTGCCAGTGCAGTAAAGTCGTTATCCCACCGTTTCTTCATCTTCAGGCTGTATGTGCCGTCTTCAAGCTGCGATACACTTTCGATGGTACCGGACTCGGAGAAGGAATAGTCGCTCTCCATGGCAGAGAGACGGTTGAAGATAAGTTCAAGGACAGTAAGGGAATCGCGGACTTCAAGGCGTTCAAACTGCGCGCGGCCGTCAGGGAATATTCCGGCACCCTTGCCTGCGACCATAGAGTCGATAAACTCGCCGAACTTCAACAGAAAATTTGTGCCGTCAGCTCGGTCTTTGCGAAGGAACATAGCCAAGGAACGCAAAGCCGAAAACACGTTACTATCCGTGGCCGGTGTAGAGTCATTCCTTCTTATCACATACACGCCACTACTACCACTGCCAGTATAGGTCTGTCCCTTCAGAGTAAGGCTCTCAAGCTTCTCCTCCAGCTCCCCAATACGGGAATAGGCAGCGGTTTCCCCGACAGTATATATAGGGGAATCATAAGGCAGGTCAAGATTGAATTCAAATCCGATAATCCTTGACTGCCTTCCGTTCTCGAAATAGGCCTTGTTGATAAGGTTGACCTTTTGACCGATGCTGTAGAGGTTGTGAATGCCGTCCTCACTGTATGCGACATCCGACATCATCTTACAGTTATATGTAGAAGGGTCTATCTTTGATTTGGCAACGTACTTATCGGCTTTGTCCTTTAACTCCAACTGTGCTTCTGCTACCAGTCCCATTTCAGCTATCTTCATGGGATTCCAGCCTGATAAGATGTAAGTATCACCATTTTCGGGGATAAGCACTCCATCCGGAAGCGGTCTGCCGTAGTCCTCATTCCTGACTATCTCCCAAAGTTGTGCCTCAGGGTTCCAGCCACCGTTCTCAAGTTTCTCCGGCTTTCCCTCAGGGTCGAATGTCACAGCGAATTCCATACCATTCAACTTGCCGGATTGGAAAGTGATTTTCAATTCCTTGCCGGGAAGGATATAGTCCTTTGAGAAGGTAATACCAGTATCCTTGAAGCGGTAGGCATTCCACTTCTTTTCAGTGGTAGTCCCGTCGGCATTTTCTACTTTGTCAGTGTATTCCTTGATGGTAATGTCCGACATCGTGCCGACCCTTCGGGGATAGACCTCATCGAAGATAACCACTTGTTCGATGGCTTCCTCGATGGTCATACCAGGATAAGCGTCTATGTACGGAGTTCCTTCGGGCAACATTAAGCGTTTTTGCACCACGCCGTTCAGCACTACAGTCTCATCAACGGGGCGGTAGTCAGATGGGATATTCTTTGTTGAGCCGAAAGCATAGATACGGGTGGCGTAGGTGGACTGGGATTCTGACTGTGGCATTTCCTGCACGTTTTTCCCAATCTCGAAATCCACCGCATCGCCAGACTCACAACGTCCGAAATGGATGATGTTTTCAGTCACCCAGCATTCGCAATCCCATTTCTTTGCCATAGAGAAGCAGGCGTCAAGGATGTTGATGTTGTCATAAGTCATCAGTAGCGCCTTATTCTCTACAGTGCTGTCAATGGAGAAAACAAAATCCTGACCTTTATACGCATAACCAAGAGCTTTCAAATTTCTAAGGACTATACCGGCTTGAACATCAAGTGAAGCGGTGAGATTCCAGGACGCTTCCTGCCCGGCCACTTCGGGGGTATATTTAAAGATTTTGTTTTTCCATTTCCAGTAGTGGGCGTCAAGCTGCAACTCATAGTCGTAGCCTGCGCTATCGGTGTTGAATACTGGCTTCTGCAAGTCACACACCTCGAACAGCCCGAAGTCGCACTCCACGTATGAACCAAGTTTGAAGAATATAGGACTCTCCAAGGAGAACTTTAACGTGATGTAGTCCTCCTTCATAAGAGTAAACTTACGCTTGCAGCCTTCATTGGGAAGGGTAGTAAGCAGGATAGCACCGGATATGTCTTTGATGTCGATTTGTTCCACGTCTTCAAAGTTCGGAGATAAAAAAAAGAGTGCCCAATTTTGAGCACTCACATTCACGACAATAGAACCAATGTCGTGAATTAGGTTCTGTTTGCCGGATTCGGTTCGTTGAACTTGGCTGAAATTTTTCCGAAAGTTCGGTCTAAACCCTGTGCGTAAGTGACACTCTTGCCAGTATAAATAAGATGGTAAACTTCGCTACTATTAGCCGGGATTTGAATATCAATCTTGCCTTTATAAAGCTCATCGAAGAAAGCTTTTTTCTTTGATTGATAATCGGACTGGGAATTTCCTTCAATTGTGAACGAAAGAGTTATTTCCCTCTCATCGACTTTAGGATTATTGATTATTACCCGTTTCCCATGTTCAAGTCGGCTTTTGTTCTCAATAAAATCCTTCATGGGAGCGGATGCCCCAATAACATCAAGAAACCCCTCTCCCATTCTCACACCCCATGTTGTATAAGCGTTTTCGCCATTAATTAATAATTCATCCATAGACTATAATTTTGCTGTATTCTTTTTAACTTCTGCTATATCTCTTTGCATCTGTTGAATAGGTTTGACGATTGCCCCTGTATTTTCTGAAATCTGTACCAGTTCAAGATAAGATTGCGCTATCAAATTCCTCGTATCATCAGCAATATTTCTTGTTTCCGTATTTATGGAAAGTAGAGCATCTGCTTTTACTGTCAGTAGATTAAGTGATTGAGATTGAATAATATTCTGATTTTTTATTTCTTCTCCTGCAATCTGCAATGCTGTAAACCTACCGTTCAACTCTTCGCCAGTATCTTGACTCATTGCCTGAAAACCTTTGGATGAAGCTGACTGGGATGTTGATTCTTGCGAAATCTTGTCATATCCGGTGGCTGCGGCAAGCTCGTCACGAAGCTTCATCGCTTCTTCAATGTAGCCCATATACTCGCTGTTCAACGCATTTCTTTCGGATTCCGTCAAAGAACCATCCTCCATACCCTTTGCAAACTTCTCATACCACTTCTTTAGCTTGTCCTGATAAAGTGTGCCTATCTGCTCGGAGAGCATAGCTTGCATGAAGTATTCCGAAATGTCTTCGGCTGCATCTTTGGACGATGCTTTCATGTCCATAAGGGTATCTATGAAATTACTGTACACACTATCGAATGTGGTTTGTGTAAGCTGCTTGTTTATCTGATTATGGATTTCCTCAATACGCTCCTCCCCCTCGATAATCTTATCAAGATAATCTCTCACATCGCCATCTAATTTAGCCCAAAAAGTAGGCGCTTCTGACTTTAGTTTCTCCAACTGTTCAGTAGTCAGGTCAAACAATCCTGTCATGCGTCCGGTACCTATAAAATCCTTGGCGTCTTTGACTGACATGTCGAGTGCGTCGGCAATGTCCTGCCAGTCGCTTGACGAGGTATTCTTTGCCATGCGCTTGCCAATGGAATGAGAACCGGCAGACGCACCGGAGTTTAATCGTTCACGCCCAAGTATTCTGTACGCCTCAATGCTCTTGTTGACAAGTTCAAGAGCCTCTTTGCCTACCTTGTCCGCTTCTGCTCCGTAGGATGTGTTGATGTATTCCAGCTTCTTGTCTATCAGCTCATCCCATATCTCATTGAGTTTGTTATATTCCTCGACCATCTCGTTATAGTGAGAATAATCGGCACCATCCAAACCCGGTATTAATCCTCCCAAAGAAATAACAGAAGTCAAAGCCCCTTTAACGGTTTGTAGACTACCGGTGATGATAGACATAGGCTTCATCAAGTCGATATTTCCAAGTCCGTTCAGCATCTCACCAAAACCGGACATTGTTCCTTCCATCCATTCAGGTGTTTTTATACCAAGCGTTTCCATGATACCGATAACTTGATTACCGGCATCGACATATTGCCCTATCTCATTAATTCCTTTATGTAAAGCATCCGTGGCTTCATATAGGGCTTTCTGCTTGCTGTTCTTTGCACTTTCAAGGGTGGCTTTGGCATTCTTCTTTTCTTCATCAGTACCTTCTTCCAAAGCTTTGTTATACGCTTTCTGTGCTTCACGCTGTGCATCCGTGACTTCTTTGAGGGATTTGAAAGAAATAGACATAGTTTCAAAAGGATCACGTTCTGAAACCTTATCATCAATCCGTTCAATAGCATCTACCAGTTCTTTAAGGCTTTCAGGAGATAAATCCTTTTGAGATGATATAAAGTCTTTAAGGTTCGCTTTCAACTTTTTCAAAGTATCAGTAGAAACCTTGTCAAGATTACCAAAGACTTGTTCCCAATTCATATTTTTCTTGAATTGTTCAGCATCAAGTTTGAATATATCTTCATTCTTGATTTCTGTACGCTTCTCAATGCTTCGGTCTATTTGGGCTATTTCACTAGCATCACCTTTGGTTTCCGCTTTCTTGCGGGCTTCCTGTAATATTGAAATATCATCATTAAATTTCTTTTCAATGGCAAGACGTTCATCGGCATAAGACAAATAGCGCTCTGCCAAATCCTTATATATCTTTTCATTACTGATAATGGCTGTCTTGTATAGTTCATCATAATAGTTTTGCTCATCATCAGACAGCTTTATATCGGTGGCATTAAAAGACTTGCCTTTATTCTTCGGATTAGCTTCCCATGCAGCGCGAGCATCCTCAACTTTCTTCCGAAAAGCATCTTCTTTTTGTCGGTCAATAGCCTGCATCTCCTTTTCAAAGTTGAGTTCCATTTCAGCGATAGTCTTGGCAGAACCTTCATCCATAGCTTTGATTCGGGCTTCATCAACTCTCATTTGCAAATCCTCGGCTGAACGTTGCTGTTCTAATGATTGCTTATCAAGGAGGGCATTATATTTATCAGTCTGCTTACGAAGTTTCTCGGTTTGATTATCTTGTTTGGTTAATGAACTTCCGGTAATACCGCCCAAATTTTTATAGGCTTTTTCAGTTGTTTCTACTCGTTTCTTAGCTTCTTCATACTGCTTTGAAGTAAACTTGGATTTATCCTTTTCTATTTCAGAAAGTTTCTTCTTAGCATCATCCCAGTCTTTCTTCGCTTTCTCATAATCCTGCTTGTAGGTAGTAGGGGATTTCTTTTTAGCCAACGCTCCATTAATTGAAGAAATAACACTTTCTAAATCCCCACCTTTAACCATCATCCCGTTTACAACAAAACCATTGCGTTTGGATGCAGACGATTGAGCAAGTTTCAATTCCGTTTCAAGCTTCTCCTTAGAATAGTTTTTAAGATTGGATTTGTAAGCGGAAATATTATCATCCAACATGTCTTTCTGATACTTTTTTAAAAGTTCAGAGTTTTTCTCCATTTGCTCACGCACCTGTACGTATGACTGATTACCAGAAAACATTTTCCATATTTCCTTATCGAAATCAGACATATTCTTCCGTAAATCGGCATTATCAAATAGCTGCAAATATCTCCGTTGGTTAGCAATCGTTTGTTTTAGAGCATTATAATCATCTCTCCTGCCTTGAACAGAACGCCTTGAATCTTCTTCGTTTATTTTTTGCTTCAACTTTAAGATATCCTCCAACTTTAGCTTTTCAATATCGTATTGTTCGAAAATTTTAGGGTATTCTTTACGAAGTTCTTCTAATGATTTTTGCCGAGTAAGAGTAGCCAAACTCTCATCACGAGCAGCCGTCAATAATTCTTCGATTCTCAGCTTGTGTTCCTGTTCTTTTTTAAATGCTGCATCTTTAATGCCATTATATTCTTTTTGAGCACGGGCGGCAGCAGTTGTACTATCAAACATTGCCCACATTGTAGTAGCAAGCCCACCGATAACGACAGTTAAAGCTACATAAGGATTGGTAAGCATTGCAGCGTTTAAAGCTAACTGCGCTTTTCGTGCCAATAAACGGGCATTGGTAAGTCCAATCTCCACAAGAGTATGTTTACTTTCGGCAGCAGTAACAAGCATCACTGCGGTCCGGTATGTACCATAAGTAACCACTAATCCAGCCAAGACCTTCCCTACTGTTTCATAATTCTGAATCAACGAAGTTGTCATTTGAATACCGTCCATGATAACACTTTCTGACTTAATTCCCAATTCGTTAAACACGGAATCCAAAGCATCCTGCATCATAGACAACTGACCATTGATAGTCTTTGAAGCATTCTCAGACATATTATAGAACTTACCACCTGCGGAAGTTGCATCAATGAATGCCTGTTGAACCATTTCAGCGGAAACAGCACCTTTGGACATTTCATCTTTCAAAGTTGCGATAGATTTTCCGGTCTTTTCGGAGATAATCTGTAACGGGTTGAATCCAGCGTTTATCATTTGATTCAGATCCTGCCCTATAAGTTTACCCGCTGCTGACATCTGTGAAAATGCCAAAGTCAGCGAATTGAACTTACTGGATTCCCCCATAGAAATATCACTAATGGCTTTCAAGTATTTGATAGTGTCTTCTGCTTGTATGTTAAATCCAAGCATCATCTTTTCTGCTCCAACCATATCTGACATAGTAAGTGGAGAAATCTTAGCCAGCTCCTTGATTTGCGGAATCAGTTGTCCTGCCACATCCTTTCCAACCATAGTCTCAATAGCAGTCTGCATGGATTGAAATTCTCCACGAACACGAATCATTTCAGAACCTAATGCCTTTAATACTCCAGCACCACCAATAACCGCCAATGCTTTCTTCCAAGAAATAGCGATACCGTTGTTACTTTCTACGATTTCCTTAGCATTATCATTGTAAAGGGCGTATTCATCCCGAAGTTTCTTTACGGAAAGACGCGCTTCGGCTTGTTGTTGGGTTAATCCAAATAAAGCCGCCTTTTCTTCATCAAGAACTTTGCGGGCAGCATTGTATTCTTCTAACTTGCTATTTGCTGATAACGGATTCCTTTTCAATGCTATACGATAAGCATCCCCAAGTCGTTTTACATCCGCTTCAATATCCTTAACTACCGCTTTTTGAGCAAGAATCTTCTCTGTGAATCCATTCACGACCTGGGAAGCATCGAAGATTTTCCTTTTGAATCCCGTTTCCATCTCTGCTCCAGCTTTAGCTGCATTAGTCACCAACTCATCCAATCTTTGGTTGGATGCAGCAAGTTGGGCATTCAAAGCCTTAAAAGCGGCAGGAGACCGTGTGCCATCCATGCTCATTAACTCTTGTTTTAACTTCGCAATTTCATTACGAAGCCTTACAACTTCTTCCCAGTCACTACCCACCTTAAAATATAATTTCGCCATATCTATTTCTTTTTCCTACGATTAGCCAATTCCTTACCACTGATTCTATTCACCTTTTGACCACTGACACTATGAAGTTTATCCCGTTGCATCATCAACAGATTCCTATAAGGGATAATCTCAAACACTTCTGTATAACCCAGATGAAGTGTATCAATCAAATGGGCTATCTGCCCGAAGAACGTTGTGTTTCCTACTGTTTCGGTCTTGCTGCCAGCATCGACACGTTCCTCATCGAGCTGACACACTGAAAAGCCGATATATCCATCATAGAGAAACAGACTTCCAAGGCATCTTTGACTTCTTCAAAAGTGCCGTTCTCCAATTCTTTGACCAAACTATCATTCCCGCAGATGAAGCATGAAATACCTTTCAGCATATCTTCAGTAGCTTCAGGAAGCTCTTTAATAGCCTCCATGATATTATCTCCTCTCAGGGCGATATCGGAAAAATGATGAATGGCACGACAGATAATTTTAATTGTAGGAGGTTTAATGGTATAAACCATCCCTCCTATCTCCACATTCTTGAAATCCAGCCCTAACAAAGCATCAGAAACCGTTTTTGCTGCTTGATTCATATTCTTAAACTAAAAGGGGGAATGGTATATATCCATCCCCCGGTTATCACTCTTGTGCTTTTACCAATGTTATCTCTTTTTTAAGAGTGGTATCAACTTCAGAAGGAGTGGTTTTAATATCTCCTGACTGAGTGACGTACCCCACTTTCGACACTTCATAGTGAACAGTAGCCCCAGCATTCACCTGCTTTGACTTGACCGTTGCACCGTCCAGCTTTACGGTCGCATCGGAAGGAGTAGGTACAATGGTTACTGTAGTTCATGCCTGCAAAGCTTTAATCTGCCCCTCTTCGTAGTTATACTCAGAAGAAACGCCTTCAATTCCCGGTTCCTGCACCAAGCCTTTTACAGCGATTGCAATTGCCTTATCCGTATTGGCTTCACGGGAAACAATACGGCATTTTGGGAAGATGAACCAGACATCATCATCGGTCAGACAGAACAATGTTTTGTTAATGACCACTTTATCCAAAGCACGCTTCCAACCTACATCTTTAGATGTTGCCTGAATAACATCGCCACCCATGAACGCTTTCTTTGTCTTCCAGTCATATTGTCCGATAGAGAAAGTGGGTGATACTTCTCCCGGCACATCATCGTAACGGTAATTCTTTCCCGTTAATTGGTTCTTGTACCCAGTGACGGAGGCTTCCGTTTCCTCAATCTGCCACGTTTCCCCGTGTACATTCAAAACCTCATCTTTCGCTTTGATAGCGGCTTGAATCAAAGTCTTTGCGATTTCGGGGGTAATGTCTGCCGTTACCTTATCAATATCGGCAAACAAGATTCTTTTTATTCCTACTGCTGAAATCATAATCCTATAATTTTACATTTATTACTTCAAATAAAATTCTCACATTCACGTAATGGCATTTCAAAGCTGTATCCGCTTCCGTGCCAATTGATTCGATAGAGTAACGATAGGTTGTACCGTCATAGGTGCTTACTACATCATCAAGCAGCTTACCAGCCTTTCTTTCAAGTTCGTTAAGCCGGATTGTGTTCGCTTCATTCTCGCTTAAATTGGGTACACATAGATTCACTTCTGCGAAAGATTTCTTCCAATACTTTCCCGGCTGTTGTTTCTTCGTGTGGATAACGATTCTTTCAGAGGTCAATTCACCCGTCAGCGTTTCACCATCAGGCACTATATCTATTCCGAAAGCCTTGCAGTCCCGATAGAGAATGTTTCCTATGTCGGTAGTTACTATCATACTAATGCTTCGATACGTTGGTTGAGAATGTTCAGATACTCACCCATATAATCGCGCTGTTGCAGAAGCAAATCACGTTGGTGTTCGTCTTTTACAACTTCTTTAAACTTGGGAGTGTCTACAAAAGCACACAGTTACTAAATCTTTCAACCAAATCCTGCCGTTCGATAAGTAAGCGGTCTTTGAATGTTTCAGCCACCTTGTATGCCTTTTCAAACACATCTTTAGGCGACCAACTCTCGTAGCCGTCTTCGTATACCACCTTGTATCCTTCTTCCACTTGTTCCATAGTTCTTGGAATAGCATCAGTGGGCAGATATACCTTACCACCCTTGCGAATTGCAGGTGTAGCCTGAACTAACTTTGTACCAATATACTTTTTCATTTTTCAAATTCTTCTTTTAATCGTTTCTCCGCATGAAGAGCGGCACCACTTAAAACATCATACCCTTTAGATTCTACGAATGATGCGTATTCCGCTTCGTTTTTCAGTGTCAAACCATCTTTATCGACATCGTAATCATTGGACGTTCTCAAAGTGAGTGTATGGTCTTGATAATCCCCATGTTCCTCTGCGTACTTCACAGCTTCATCACCTACATCAATCATCTTCTTTTCGACCTCCCATTCTCCTTCATCGAAAAAGGAGTCGACATCTGAGAAATCGAAATCTACATCCATAATTCCGAGTAGTTAAAGTAGTTTGTACTCTTTACCGTGTAGACTTCGCCTTGACCTCTTACGCCATCACCATCCATGCAACGTACTTCATCGCCAGCCTTGACAGTAATTCTTTTCTCACATACTACATGATAATTCGGACGATACACAGAGCCGTTATCAGATGAAAACTCTTTGGTAGTGTTATCATCACAACGGCACTTGCATACTTCCTGCCAGTATTCATCACCTGTTCCGGGAATAGGTCTGCCAAACTCATCCTTATCCATCGGGGTGATAACTTTTACCTGCAATATGTGTGGAGCGAATATCATAAGAAAGTCACTTTAGGTTTGTTACCCAGTTCGTCTTTCAAACCGTACTGTTTACACAGCCATGAGTACAATTTCATTAGGCTATCAACATGATTAGACCAAGACACAGAAAATCCGCTTTCGCTGACCGAAGATGGATTTTGTATCATCCACGGAATTTGCTTTGCACAAGCGACCTCTAATCTTGCCCGATTTTCCTCGGCAAAAGGTTCTTCACCATCCAATCCCGTTCTTGAAAGTATATTTTCAACTACAAGATTAGACGGGGTGTTCTTATCAAATAGGCTTAATACAAACTCCTTGTTACTCATGGCTGATATCATTCAATATGGTGTAATCAGTTTACTATATGCGGTATAGCTATAATGCGTACAATGTTTAGATTTATAGATGTATCTGAACGGACATTTGGGAACATTAATTCGTACCCCTTGAATAGCCATTCCCTCTTTTATCGAACACATCATAGCCGGGTTATTTGCAACCAAAAACATGGGATGCGTCATGGTCAGTACAACACAATCAGCCGGAGCCGTTTCCAAAGTGATAAACTGAATATCCGGCAGACCAACATCAACCGATGGATTCACGTATTCACACTTAGGAGATTCCACACTTGATGCCTGCACGCTCAACGAAACCAAAGACATCATTAAAAAGCCACACATGGCAAAAATAAAATTCTTCATTTCTTTTCTGATTTATAAAATTAGACAATGGAAGGGTAGAAGCACTACCCTATCCTTTTACTCGATACCTAATGCTTCTTTCAGTTTGGCTGTTGATTCTTCATCCAGTTCTGCAACCTTAGCCAAAAGAGTTTCCTCTTTCATATTGCCGGAAGCCTGCGCACCGATAGACTTCAAAGCATCAATCAAAGCCTTCTTCTCAAACTCCTTTTCAAAGAGGGAAATTTTCACCTCTTTCTTTTCTTCAGGGGCTTTCACTTCGGGATTTTTTACCTCAATCCGTTCAGCGAGTCTGCGGCTTTCCATATCCAGCACACGGGCTTCCTCACCGACTTCAATCACTTCACCGGGAGTATAATACTTTCCGGTGAACTTGTCGCGGAAAACTGATATAACCTTTACTTTCATATCCTACCCCCTTATGCTGATTGAATGGATGCAATTTCGCTCAAATCGAAATTGGTAATCAAATCTGGATTGGAAATCTGCGGAATCCACTCTGCCGTATATTCCATGTAGCGACCGTTTTTGTCACGGTAGTTGGAGATAAGCATCTGCCCCTCTGACGGGATATAAGTACGTCCTTGTACTGGGTCTGTCGCTTCATACGGGGTATGATGGCGCATATAACCAATGTTGTCAGAAGGTAACAGAGTAATACGGTTATCCGCGTAAATCTGCACATTCTTTCCCGTCTGGTCTTTCACGTAGTCCTCCTTGATTTCAATACGCGGCAAACCGATGCCGGTGAACACTTCGGAAGCCAAAGAAGAGGAAACCAATCCCGTACTCAACTTCATTTCGTTGCTGCCGAGAATCATCTTGTACTGCTCACCAAATTCAGATGAACCAAGAATAAGCTTGTTGAAAGATGCACGAGTCATAACCATCTTGGCATAAACGCCATAGTCCGGTGCCAAGGAATGAAGTTTCTCTCTCAAATAAGAGATAAACATATTCTTTCCGTCCACAACCACATCTCCACTTTTCGGCTTGATAAAATTGAACGGAAGGGTAATCTCCAGCAGTTTATTATTGGTCTGACCGGAAGTGATTGCAGCGTCTTTGTTGTAAACGGTGGCTTCACCAAGCATCAACAGCGCACCGACAATAATATCCATACGCTTGTGGGCGGCAAGGGTAATCTGACGGTAGTCGTCTGCCAGGAAGTTTACAATCTCTTCCATTGCAGCCTTTTGGTCGGCTGGCTTAGCGGCATTGAACTTGTCAATCAAATCCTGCAATTCAGAAAGACGGTCAATAGACATCTGATAAGCATCACCCAAATAGGCAATCTCACCATATCCGGAACCGATGTTCCGACGTTCACGGATGGGTTTCTCTCCAAAACGCGAATTGATGGATCCGGCCATAACTCCAGTTACAGAACCGATATAGTCTTTGAACACACGAGTAGTCACTCTGCGGAAAGTAAGATACTGCTGCCAATAGATTGTGTCCGTGCGTGTCTGGTTCACACGTCTGATGATAGCGGAAACAATGTTCGCATCATCGAATAATGTTTGAATCGTTAAAAACATATCCTACCTCCTTACTCGTTAAATTCAAACCATCCCTTCATGTTGGCTTTATCGTTCTCGGAGAACGGCATAACCAATTTTGAGGGTTCAATTTCTGCGGCTGTACGAAGCAATGAAACCAATGTGATTCCGTCCTCAACCTTTGTACGGTTAAACAGAGCCGAATTAGCTACATGCTTTTGTTTTAAACCATCAACTGCAACCGCATTGAATAATACAGCATCTTTGGCAATATTCTCACCAAAAGCAGCCTTGATAGTCAATACATCGTAGTTGGCATTAGACTTATCAATTGCCGTTACTTCTGCACCTTTCTTGCCGTTTCCGACAAACATACCCACATAAGCCAAAGAGTTCTTAGCTACTTTGATAGACAAAGCCTCTCCACCAGTGGTATAGGCTTCCACAACTCTCACATTGATTACCGCATAAGCGAACTTGTTTTTCAAGTCCGCACAAATCGGTGTAAATCCGGGAAGAAAACTTCCCACTACCAGGTTCTGCGTATCAAGTTTGAACGGACCACGTCTACGAATGCCGGTCTGGACATCGTAGCGTTCCTCTTGCTCAACGGGCGGAACCAAGTCATACTTAAATCCTGCTGACATAATTAATTCTTGTTTTGTTCAACAATAGTTTTCGTACCCTCATCAATCATTTTAGCGATAGATTCAGATTCTTTCTCAATCTTCTCTTCCGCTGATTCGGGAGGGGTTACGCCTTTGAAGCCGTCATTTGCGAACTCCTGCTTCAAGTCCTTGAAGTATGCGTCCAAGTCCTCATCGTCCTTAATGGCGCATCGTTTGGCGTAGTTTTCGGGAATACCATACTCCTTTGCCTTTGCCAAAATCTGCTGGCTACGTGTTGCTTGAGCCTTTTCCGTTTCTAACTGTGTTAGCTTATCAGAAAGGTTCTTGTTGGAGTCAATTAAAGCTTGCGCCCATGCAGGCACATCGTCTTTATTCTCTTCCGTTTTGATGGTTGTGGTAGTCTCGATTGGCTTACCGTCTTTAAGGTTATGTTTCTTCTCGTAGTTGGAAACTGCGGTCTTGGAAGCATCCCCGGCACGGAAATCACCATAGGAGTTAAGCACGTCCGAAAAACTGATACCCTCAACAATTGAGTTTACCTTTGTCTCGTCCGTTACACCCTCTGCTTTTTTAGTAGCGATTCGGGTTAAGATAGCAGTGTCCACCCCAGTAAACTTCTGTTGCAGCCCTGCCAAAATTTGTTCTAAGATTGTCATACCGTATGAATTAAAATTTGAGATTCAATTTGCGGAAATAAAAATACTACCAATACAGATGACTGATAAATATTTAGGCTTCCCATTCACGACAATCAATCCATTGTCGTAAATACGGTATATAAAGTAGTCAGTAAGTGAATGAAAGGGGAATAATTGGAGTGGTAGAAAACCACAATCAGGTGATTGTGGGAAATGAGTATAAAAAAGGCGTGAAACTGAGTGAATCACGCCTTTTTTATGCTAGCAATCTTTAAATCTTAGTCCAATTATCTCTATTCTCTATAAAATTAGAAAACCCTTTTTTATATGCAACAAAATTATTATTAATTGAGTTGAACCAACTTTCATCCTCGTTTTTTTTATACAATCTTCTTATGAAGTAATCTATTTTCGTATACTCTGAAGAACCTTCAAACCTTTCAACGAATCCTATATATGCAAGCCGAACTTTATTAAAGTCTACATTAGTTTGAATTATAGAATTAATATGTGGATCAGAAAACGAATACCCTATTGTTAGCAACTTATTGCAATCATTACAATCATTTGCAAAATTAGTAAATCCGATATTAAAAGGATTCATTAGACTTCTTTGAGTCTTAGTATACCCAACAATTATCGGGCTAAAAATTAAATTCTCACTCGGATTTCCGCCTT